AGTAAAGGTACAGCAAGACGACTTGCTAAAATGTACTTCAATGAAATTATGGCAGGTAGATATGAACCAGCACCAGACGCAACAGCATTTCCCAACGATTCGGCGGACCGTTATGAAGGTATGCTGGTTGTTCGCAGTGAGCTTCGCAGTATGTGTAGCCATCATCACCAACCCGTTAGTGGCGTTGCTTATATTGGTATTATTGCTGCCGAGAAACTTATCGGCCTCTCAAAATACACACGCATCGCACAGTGGTGTGCAAGACGTGGTACTCTCCAGGAGGAACTTGCTAATGATATTGCCCGAGAAATCCAAAAAGCCACTGAAGCAAAAGACGTAGGTGTTTATGTACAGGCTGTACATGGATGCTGTGAGAATCGCGGCATTATGGCACATAGCAGTTTGACACAGACTACTGTGCTTAAAGGTGCGTTTAAAGACGATGCTGGTACGAAGAAAGAGTTCTTCGACAACATCAAACTTCAACAGGACTTTGCTCCTAGATAATGACTATCTCTAACACACATCCAGGCTACGGTGCTATTCCATCTGGCTCGATTTTAACAGCCAATGGTGCAAATGGGACCAACTGGATGAATCAGGGTATGAATCTTACATCCACGCAGTCTTCATTAGAGATCAAGAATAATAGTCATACCTTTATTGCGTTTAACACTGACGGTACAATTACTACCAAAGCAGGTACTATCTCAGCAGACGACTGGATAATGGTAGTCAAGCTGATGAAGCAATTAATCATGGATCTGAGCAAAGATCCGGATATGGCATCTAAATATCCCTATATACAAGATGCGGCGCATACTTGGATGATGAACGAACTTAAAGGAAAAGAATAATGTCTGTGTATGTAATCAAACCACTAGATAAGAAAAGCATTGTCTATCATGTAGAGATGTATCGTAATAATCCAGACGGCGGTGTCGGTTGGTTTAATATTGACGAAACATATCGCTGGGGTCAAGGCTTTGTAGAAGGCGACTTGGACTGTAATCTTCCCTGGGAAGGCGATGATGTTGCCTATGCCAGAGCAGATGTAGGCTGGGGTTGCGAGTTCGATGATAGCTGTAGCATCGAATTTGAATTCAGCGATGACATCGAAGAAGACGAACGACAAGCAATTCGAGAAGCCTATTATGAAGGCGGCGCTGGTTGGCTGTTTGATGGCGAACATGAATGGCTAGAAGAAGACACAGCCGTACACATCATTGCACCTTATCAAGTAGATCTGTGCGAGGATGATGGTACAGTTATTGAAGAAAACATCAAACTTAAATCCAGGCCTGATCCAAGAACTTCATGGCCTTGGAGTATAGATAACCCTAAACCGGAGGAATAAAATGGTAACAAAGAAGAAATCTAAATCAGACAGCATCACAATGGAGATGCCTGGTACTATTGGCGGTGCAAAGATTGTGCTACCAAAAGAAAAGAAAAAGAAGACCAAAACGAAGGATCTGAGCAGTGTAGTTAAAGGCAGTCACTTGACAGTTATTACTGATGCAGAAGGTCGCACGACACTGGAATGGGACGATGAAGCATTGTTACGGGACGTTAGACTTGCTATTCTAACAGCAGAAAGTAAGATTCCTGCGGCAACAGAAACAAAACCAAAGAAAAAAGCATCTGCCATTACAGCCAGCAAGAAAAGTAAAACCAAATAAGATGGCAGGGATAAAACATCAACAGTTAATACGTCTCAATTTTTGGGAATGTAAGCAGTTGGAGTATTGGTTAGAAGACAATTATCCCGAATGTCGAATTCGCAGTCTTTACGATACTTGGACAGCGCCTGATGAAGAAGAATGGTATGCTATCGAAGGTAATATAACAGTTGACATGGAGTGCCTTCTGAAGTTAAAATACGGTAATAAATTAAAACACTCTAATGCAGGAATAAGACATGGACAAAATTAAAGTAAGCGAAATCTTTTACAGTGCACAAGGCGAAGGTCGCTTTATTGGCGTACCTAGTGTGTTCTTTAGAACATTTGGCTGCAACTTCAAGTGCCCGGGCTTTGGTTTGCCCACAGGACAAAAAACTACAGAGCCAGATGACATTGGTGTAAAAGTTCACTTGTATAAATCCTTTATGGACTTGCCTTTGGCACAAACTGGCTGCGACAGTTATGCGTCGTGGCATCCTGCATTTAAACATCTAAGTCCTTACTACAGCATCGACGAAGCCATCGATGAAATGCTCAAGTTAACTCCTAATCATAAGTGGAAGCAGGACAATGGCAATGACGTACATTTAGTTATTACAGGCGGAGAACCTCTACTAGGTTGGCAACAACTATATCCAGATTTGCTAAGTGAAAATAAGATGCGCGATCTTGAAAATCTAACTTTCGAGACAAACGGCACACAGCACTTGCATAATGACTTTAAGCGTTTTTTGATGAATGACTATCATCTACGTAAAGATCAAATTACGTTCAGTGTAAGTCCTAAGCTAAGTGCCAGCGGAGAACTATGGAAGGATGCTATTTGTCCCGAAGTAGTTGCAGAGTATCAAACTCGAGGCTTTACATATTTGAAGTTTGTTGTCGATAAGCTAGAAGACTTTAAAGAAGTAGATGCCGCTACAGCAGAGTATCGCGAAGCGGGCTTTAAAGGTCCAGTATTTGTTATGCCAGTTGGAGGCACAGATGCGGCTTACTTTGCTAACAGTAAACACATTGCTGATATTGCATTGGAACGAGGTTATCGTTATAGTCCACGCTTACACGTCGACATTTGGAGCAACGGATGGGGCAAGTAATGAAAGCACAAACTCCTGCACAGGGTATCAGCATTGAAAAAGACTTTGGTGATGCTAAAGTTTTCAATGTGGAATGTGACTGTGCTTCAGATGACCATGCAGTAAAGATGTGGATTGAAGTACAACGTGACAAAGATGTCCCTGATGTTGAAGTCAGTTTTTATGTCACAACTTGGACTCCGGCATGGAGCGATTGGGGCAAGCGTTTGAAAGCAGTTTATGAAATATTGTTCAAGGGAGTTCATAGGCAAGAGCATCACTTGTTGCTTGACCAGCAATCTGCACTGAACTTTGCCGAAGCAATAAAAGATACTGTTAAAGAATTAGAGGAAAAGAAAGTATGAAAGAGTTTTTTAAAAACTTATTTGCCAAAAAAGAAGAACCCGGAATAAACTGGAAAGAAAGTAAAGAACCTCAAGTTCGTGTAGTTAATACAGACTTTGATGAAAATAATCCAAGACAAGGCTATATGGAATTGGAATGGAATCCTGCGTTTATAGCATTTCTTAAAGAGCATGACTACAAAGGTACTAATGAAGAAGAAATCGTAGACAAATGGTTTACCGATTTGTGCAAAAATATAGGACAGCAAATGGACGAAGAATCCAAATTTGTTGCTAATGCTGACGTTTTACCAAAAAAGCGCCGAAAAGTTGACAGAAAATCTTAAAGAAGGTATAATAGCATGTCTTCCAAAAATTTGACTTTTAAGGTTAATTGGGTCGGCAATGACCATGTTGCTGTTGGCTTCAAAAAACAAGAAGATGCTGATTGGAATGAATTTTTAATGACTGTTCGAGAATACGCAGAATTTATGAGTCTTATGCAAGAGTTTAATTTTGCCTTCAAAGAACAAATTGACCAAAAAATTATTGAATCTTACTTTAATGAATAAAACTTATCTTCTCGTAGATGCCGCTAATATGTTCTTCAGAGCACGACATGTCGTTCGTGGTGAGGATGCAGAAACAAAAGCAGGTATGGCTTACCATATCATGTTTAATAGTATTAACAAAGTATGGCGAGACTTTAAAGGCAGTCACGTTGTTATCTGTTTAGAAGGTCGATCCTGGCGTAAGGATGTCTACGAAGGTTATAAACGTAACCGCAGTGATGCTCGTGCGGCACTAAGTCCAAAAGAACAAGAAGAAGATCAAATGTTTTGGAAAGCATTTGACGAACTTAAAGAGTTCTTCGAAGCTAAGAGTAACTGTACAGTACTACGACATGAGCGTTGCGAAGCCGATGACTTCATTGCTCGTTGGACACAAGTACATCCAGACGATACTCATATTATTGTAAGCAGTGACAGCGACTTTTATCAGTTACTTGCACCTAATGTCAAACAGTTTAATGGTATCACCAAACAACTTATTACCATTGATGGTATCTTTGATGAAAAAGGTAAGCGAGTTAAAGATAAGAAAACTAAAGAAGATCTTCCTCCTCCAGATCCACAATGGCTGTTGTTCGAGAAATGTATGCGTGGCGATACCAGCGACAATGTCTTCTCAGCCTATCCTGGTGTTAGAGAAAAAGGCACCAAGAACAAAGTTGGTTTGAGAGAAGCCTTTGCTGATCGTGACACAAAGGGCTATAATTGGAACAACATGATGTTACAACGTTGGGTAGACCATGAAGGTGTTGAACATCGTGTGCGTGACAAGTATTTGTTCAACAAACAATTAATCGACTTGACAGAACAGCCCGATGATATTAAACTAGCATTGGATGAAACAATCGCCACTGTATCAGGAAAGGCTCCTGTTAAACAGGTAGGCATGCATTTTGTTAAATTTTGCGGTAAATGGAATCTAGTCAATATCGCAGACAGAATGGCAGAGCACGGTGAATACCTAGGAGCAACATACAAATGATTTTAGCTAAAAGCATTATTAAAGATAAGTTTTGGATTCTCGAAGAAAATGCCAAACGGGTTGGTATGATGAATTTTAAAGATGACAATTATACTATCAACCTTAAGCGCAAAGACTTTGTAGCACATGATGCCACTGAACTCAAACGTTTAGGCATTGAATTTGTTGTTCGAGATCTAACGCAGGGCGGAAATATCGAAGTCATGGGTTATCCCACAGATCAAGAAGAAGTATTTAATATCAAAGAAATTGACGGCTATCCAACTTTTACTAAAAAATCACAGAGTAAAAGTGCTCACGTAGCTGGCTGGTATGGATTGAAGTTTAAAAATGGCTGGGTTTGTAGCTTGTGCCCTCGAGTTACAACTATTAAAAACAATGTATTTGTGGGTCCTTATAAAACTAAAATGGATCTTAAAGTGGTATTAAGCCAACAAAAGGAAGCAGTTTTGGAAGATTAAGTTAGCATTTAATGTGTTTTTCTGATAAATAACAGTAGGAGAAACACATAATGGCTAGACCGAAACCTACTATACTTTTAACATATACAGATCCAAGCAGTTATAAAAGCGAAGAGATTCTAGAAGCTGAAGCCATCTATGCTGTTTTTTATCAAGGTAAACCTTTTAATCTGCGAACGCACTTGAACAGTTTACAAGATTATCCTGGACCAAAATATAAAAAAGTAAGTTTTAGCAACTCAGGACATGCATTTAATTTAATGGAAAAGATGAATAAACTTTTCAAATGTAGTGACTTTACAGTAGTAGAACTTATACAAGGTACACAGGTCAATGAATATGACCTTATCAAAAGAACAGATAAGTAAACTGGTTTTTGACGAGATACAAAAATCAGTTGACACACCTTTAACCTTCTTCAAGGTTTTTAAAAATAGCAAGGGTACAAGATTTACTGGCCAAGGTTTCGACCTGGCCAGTTTTTTATGGAAAACTTATACAGTCAAACTTCCGCAAGATTATAAAATAGCCAACAAAACACTACTAATGTTGGATAGTAGAATGGAGTGGCCTTATTATCTCAGTAAGAAAAAACTTATACTATTCAGCGAGATGGATGCATTTGAATTTACACTTTACTCCGGTGACATAAATTTGTGGGCCAACAAGTAACATTAGCAGAATTTTATTATTAAAAGATAAATATGTTATAGAAGGAGAAATCAAAATGATTTACAATGTAAGAGAAACGTCGACAAAGCCAAATGGAGTTTTATGGTTTTTTGAATCGCAACCAGCAGAACTTCAAATTTATAATAATTGGTTATCTACGCTACCAGTGTCTCCGATTAGTGTGGAAATGGAAAGACTATCCGATAATGTGATTGTCAGAAATTACGCATTTGCATCCGAAAGCGATGCTATTGCATTTGAAAATTTTCATACATCTAATCCTATTCCGCTTAGAAGAATAGAGTATAATACCAATAATAACATCAATATTGTGCGTGAGATACTTTAATGACCTTTGTGACTCGACTAGTCAAGTCTGATGAAATAGAATTATTAGTATCTATATTAGAGAAAAATCCATTTTCTAATGGCGTCGAATTGTCAAAAAGCGAAATACTCGAATGGTGCACAACAACATGCGATAAAATTGCACATGATCGCAGGCATGTGGTGCTGGTAATGGACAAGGAGTCAAATCCTTTGGCATTTGTAAGTGCTACACCAATACCTGAAATTGCAGGATGGATCCAAGGATTATCTGTTATGAAAAATTGGGGTCATGCTGCAACTACTGCCGAAACAATAGCCGCAGGGGTAGATGAACTATTAAGATATTATGAAGGCCTCGGTTATTACAAGTATTGGGATACTTCTACCAAAAGGATGCAAACTACCGGTAGAGAACTTGGAATGAGATATTCCAAGTTATTAAAAAGATACGAGCCATATGATGAAAGAATTATTCCGGCTGGTGAAAAATCCGGAGTGTTAATTTGGGATAAGTATCGAAGAATTTGTCATGATCAACCAGTAATAACAAAACTATTTGTTTTAAAACAAAAATATAGATTAGAACTTATAAACAAATAAATTATGAAACTTGCTGTATTCGGGGCACATGCGGGTGCACATTTTTTATCCAAAAAACTTTTAGAAAATAACGATGTAAACAAGTTGTATCACATAGGGTCGAATAGTTCGATTCAACCATCTATTAGATATGAACCATTGTCGATTGCAGCAATAGATGACATTATTAAATTTTTGGAAACTACAGAACTGGATTTTATTGTCCTCACTACTGTAGATTTTTTAAGAAAGAAAAAACTTCAAGATAAAATTTCAGAACTAAAAATTCCGGTGTGCTCGGCAAGTTTCGATCTTACAAAACTAGAGTGGAGTAAAATTAAAGGAAAAAAATTATTACAAAGTTTGAACATTCCAACTCCTGAAAGCAAAGTAACTACCATAGATAATTTATTAAATACTTTCAATGACATACCTAGGCCTTTTGTAATAAAGTTTGAGGAAGATTGGAGAGCAGGATTTCAGACGGTTGTAATCAATGACGACAACTATGAAGAAGAATACGCAGAGTTGTTAAAATATGGTCGTACTAGATTTTCTAAATCTTTTGGCGAATTTTCTGAACAATTACTGACTATAGAAAAATTCACACTCGGTAGTCGAGAGTATTCTTATCATGCCATATGTAATGAAAAAAATTGGCAATATTTAGGATCTGCCAGGGATTATAAAAAACTGAAAGAAAACGACATAGGATGTAATACTGCCAGTATGGGATGTTATTCTCCGGTAGATATAAATCCCATAGTTCACGAGTACATGGATAAAATTTTTAATAAATTAAAAGAAAATGGTACTCCTTATATTGGAATAATTTATTTGGGAATTTTAGAAGATGCCGAGGGAACTCCTCATGTATTAGAAATAAACACAAGGCCAGGAGATCCTGAATTTCAATCAATATTATTGACACATAAAAATAATATTGCTAACACACTGAAACAAACTGCATTAAACCAATATATAGATAAAATTGAATTTAACGATCAAGCCGGAGTAAGTATCAGAATCGTAAATTCAAATTATAGAGGTACATTAAATCTTATTAACGATAACAATATTGATCAAATCAATGATCTTAGAAGATCTATCAGCTCTCCAAACTTGTGGCCCGAAATTCCTGGAAGGTATATATCCATTAACAAGGACAGAATTTTATTAAACGCTGTAATCTCAGTATCAGCTAATACCAGAACAGAAGCCAGCGATAGTATATATAAATTCTTAAAGAACATTGAAATGTACGATTTTAGTTATAGAAAAGACATAGGATATTTAGAATGAATCACAGACTGGGATATTACAAAGTTAACAATAATATTTTTACTGACAAGTTAGCAGCTATTCTTCATGCAAATGAAAGAAAAGATCAAGTTGAATGGTATTTTAATAACGAAATTTATCAAAAAGTTAATTGGCAGTTAGAACCTGAATTGTCACTGGATACATATTATAAAATAAGAGCTCAACAAATTAGAGATGAATATGATTATGTAATAATTCTTTGCAGTGGGGGTGGCGATAGTACAAATGTAGTTTGGAGCTTTCTGAGAAACAATATACATGTAGATGAAATCATCGCGTCTGCGCCATTAAATGGAATTCGGCAATGGAATTCAACAAATAGAGAAAATAGTGCCGGCAATACGATGAGTGAAACATTGTTAACTCAATTACCTCTGATGGAAAACATTCACAGTGAATATCCCGATGTTAAAATAACCATCAATGATTATTTCGATACCTTAATGGAATATGATACAGATGATTGGATTTTTAGATGCGGGGAATGGATACACCCTAGCAGTGCAGCTAGATATGATTTAGACAAACAGTTGCACATTAAGAAATTAGCAGAACAAGGCAAAAAAATTGCCATTGTATATGGTATAGATAAGCCGCATTTATTTTATGATGTCGGTGATACTATTAATATAATGATGTCTGATTTAACAGTAAATGTGCAACGTTCTCCATTCAAGGACAAGTATCCTAATGTAGAAAACGTATTATTTTATTATACGCCAGATTTGCCTCAAATGCAGGTAAAGCAAGCGCACGTATTGGCTAAATGGATTCATCTTCCAGAAAACAGCTTTGCTAAAAGTAAAATGTTTGACAAACGCTTGCCGCTGCCTGCTCTTGAAAAATTTAGGATATCACATAGTTTTTATGAACGTGCTATTATTCCCTGTATATATCCTAGCACTCATACAAACATATTCCAAGGACACAAACCTACTAGAATGTTTCTAGGCGAGCATGATGATTGGTTTTATCAACTTCATCACGCTACTAGAACTTTTGAATTAATCGAAAGCGATTTTAGGAATTTTATAAAAACTATACATCCTATGTATTTTAATGTATCTAAAACTGGTTTCAAAGTTAATAGTTTAAGTTACACTATAGGTAATATTTCTTCTTTTAGTTCGATTAATTTGAACTAAAACTACCCAAGTTGGGATTATTTTTTTCGTAATCCCACTTCCAGGTGTATCCGTTTATTAGACCTAATTCTTCGCACACTTCATCCTTAAATGTACCATCAATTCTAAGAGTATATCTGAAGACAGGTTCCGCGTCAACACCATGATAGTCTCTGTTGTTAAAGAAATAACTTTTTGCAGACTGATCTAAATAGATCTTTTGTTTCATCAATGGATCATATACAAAACTTTTTCTGGCACCGCTAAAAAATAAATTTATGTTGTGATCCTTGTGTTCTGCTACAATACTATCTCTGTGTGTTGGTACCGCACAGTTAGGAAATGTTGTGAAAAAAACAATTCTTCCTATAGTTTTAAATGGCAAGGAATTAGTATATTCCATTAACTTTGGAAAATGCTTACTGTCCGGTGTAGTCACTGACGTAGAATCTGAAGATTTACCATTAAATGTTGATTTTTTAAGGTAGAGTAAAAAGAACCATGGTATTATTGCACCAAGTGCATAATATGCATATTTTCCTATATGTAACATCGCTTCTTCTCTACTGCTAGACTCTCTTGCAAGGTCTTCTATTATAGCGAGGTGATGACCAGTAGGATCGTACTTTTCCAAATTTCGCAACATCACATCGAAGCTATCATTATTATTGAAATTTTGTGTAACTTCAGGAGGCAATCCACCGTAGATGCCGCCGCCGATTACTGGGTGCGATGCTTTTGCAAGGCCTTTGCATACTTCCAAATGCAATATATCATCGTATGAATGATCTATAAATTTGTCCATATTAACAATAGGATACCTATTACAACCAACACCTTTAATTTGATGCTGTTCATAGTCCATACTAGGAAATTCGACATTTCCTAAGGTTAGTTTTTTGTGCTTTTGGTCAATCATGATTATTATTTTTCTAGATATGTTCTATTCAACATTGTATGATTATGGTCAGTAGGCCCCCAATCACCGTCTGGGTGGAATGCTACTACAGTCATACTACTGTTTTCTGTGCGGAAACGATGTCTCTCTTGTTCTGTTAAACAGAAGCTGGCACCATATACCAAATCGTCTTCACGTACTTTACCGCTGTCGCCGTGACTGCTTACACCTGCACCGTCTATAACACAGCCTAATCGGATGCTGGGATGAGTATGAAAGCTCTGATCAATGCCAGGCGGGAAATATAATAGGTTTAAACTAGCATCGCCCATTCTGGCAGGATATACTAATAAACTATCGCTGCATCCGTCGATGTATGTAAGCCTGCCCTTAGTTTCTACCCAGCCTATAGTATTGGGCACTAAATATCCTAGTCTAACAACTACAAATAATTTATCGACGGCATCGACACTGACAGAATCTGTTACACTTAGTCCAAAGTATTGTCCCTTTTCTAATGTATGTTTTTTTCCATCTACTGTAATGGAAGAATTACCATAACTGTAGCCATATACTGAGCAGAATTTACAGAATTCTGGCAAAATGGCTTGTTCATTTTCAAACATATAACCAGCAGCCGGATACATACTGTGATATAGTTCTAATTTTTTTCCTTTAATCATCGTTAAAGAATTCCTTATATTATAGGATATTTAGCTAGCAGGAACTATATAATGACTAGTCTTATATAATAAATAAAGGATGACGGATCCAGTTTTAAATACCATCAAAGAACAAGGTTATTGTATTGTTCAAAAAGTAATCGATTTAGAAGACATCCATTGTTTAAATTATCTACAAAATTACTTAGAACCTCAGCGTGGGCATGACTATACTGCCAAATACTTTCCGAAAAAACTTATCAATACAGCAGACAAATTAGCAATATGGTGGAGTCAGCAATTAACTGAATGGGAATGTGTTAAATCTATTAACAGTAAATTGCTAGAAATTTCCAATGGCTGGTTTGAAAATAGCTTAGTATATGTCAGCGATGTAATTACTAACGAGCCAGGTAATCAATTTATTAAACCGCACATTGACAGCCCTTACAGATTTGACCAATGGCACGAAACATTTGAGTTATTGGGAGTACAGTGCATAGTACCTTTATGCGATTTTAATAAGGATAACGGCGGCACCGGACTGTATCCAGGTAGTCATTTAAAAAATTGGATAGTTAAAGACAGCTACCGAGGTGTATATACTGAAGAATTTATAAAACATGTAGTTCAGCCAGAAATGAAACAGGGCGATGTGTTAATATATAATCCAAGAGTATTACACAGTACTATGCCAAACAATACCAGTAATCAACGCAGAGCATTATTAACACATATAACTTCGAAACAAATGGCAGACAGCATGAAATTGGTAGACAATATATATTTAGAATGATATTGTTGTCAACGAATTTGTCTGCTACGGCGTTATATATATGTAGGAACAAAATGTTTACTACAATTCATTAACCAAAAGGAAACTTAAAATGAAAAATCTTATCGCTACCCTAATCGTTGCAGTTGCTGCAACATCTGCTTTTGCCAGCGGAACACCTGCAAAGACTGAGGAAGTTAAGAAGCCAGCGGCTGCTACAGCACCGGTTCCTGCTACACCTAAGGAAATGCCTAAGGTAGAAAAGCCAAAGACAAAGGCTGAAAAAGAAGCCGAAGCAAAGGCAGGTAAGCCCGCCGATACTAAAAGTGCTACACCCGCGCCTGCTGTCAAAGCAGACGAAAAGGCTCCTGCAAAGCCTGCCGCAACACCGGCCAAGTAATTTTGAGTTAACTGATGAAGACTGTGACACTGAAAATGAATCAGAACTTCATCGTAGCTACGGCAGACCCAGACTTGTTATCGATGAATCAGAAGATGAAGATGACGAAGTCAGTGAATACGTGGCTACTAGGTTAGCAATGGCCCGTAAAAAAGCCATGGATGCTTACTATGAAAAATGGGCTTAATTGCCCATTTTTCTTTTATTGACACAATTTGGTTTTGGTGCTATAATATAGCATGACTAAAGAAAAAGTAAACGATATCATACAGTGGGCTGGTACATTTTTCATCCTCGCGATGTATGTACTAATGAACTTCTTCCGCGAATTGGGTCTAGATCCAGTCTGCGGATTGCTTGGCGGACTATGCTATGCACTCTGGGCATATCGTGTTGCAAATAAGCCGCAGATGCTGGTAAATGTAGTTGCCATCACAGTCTGTGTTATCGGTCTGGTCAAAGCCTTTAATTGACACAAAATTGGTTTGAGTTTACAATAAACATACTGTAATAAGGAGCCAAAATGTTTGGTATCTATGCTCGTAATGTAATCGCAGGTCAAGGCAGGTATGTTCCTGATACTAAGCCCGACATTCCTACTGTCAAGTTAGAGCTTTGCGAATATGACAAGAAGCGTAAGGTGCTCAAGCTAGCCAGCGAATATATTGGCATGCCTAAGGAGTTCTTTGTCAAGAGTCATCACACTGGCAAAGAAGTTCGTTTCACTGTAGTCGGCCAGCACGACTTGCTCTTTAACCAAGACCAATGGGACGGCGAGCAACAAATCTATCGCCCTGTAGGCACTGTTCCTGGTGTAGATCACATGGTTATCTATAATCAATATTAATAGGTTTGCCAAAACTGTTGACACAAAACAATAAAAGTGATACAATAGAACTAAATAAACATGTGAAGCGATAGACGCAACACAGACAATTATTGTAAGGATTTTACAATGTCAAAACCATATGAAACACTGGTCCTCATCGGACGCTTCCAGCCGCTACATAATGCACACCTTGAAATTATCAAGCGTTGTACAGCACTAACTAACCAGTTGATTGTTATTGTAGGCAGCTCGTATCAGCCTCGAACTTATAAGAACCCTTTTACATTCGCCGAACGCGAACGCATGATTAAAAATGCGGCCGCAGGCCTTAACGTGCGGGTCTATGTCGAACCCAATATCGACACCATTTATAACGACCAAGCCTGGGCAGTAAGAGTCCAAGGCATCCACAGCAAGTATCGTTGCCTAGGCACTCGTGACGGTATTATTGGTCACAAGAAAGATGAATCTAGTTTCTATCTTGACATGTTCCCGCAATGGGAGTTTGTCAATGTAGAACAAATCGAACCACTAGGTGCCACTGACATTCGCGACTTATATTTCCGTCGTGATGTTAACATGAGCTTTATCAAAGGTGTAGTACCTGAAACTACCTTTGACTTCCTAATGAAGTTCAAAGAAACAGCCGAATACGAACAAGTTATCCGCGAGCGCGAGTTTGTGGAAAACTATAAAAAGCAGTATGCAAGTCTACCCTATCCGCCAATCTTTGTTACCAGCGACGCCGTGGTAATTCAAAGCGGACACGTATTGATGATTAAACGCCGGAGCGAACCTGGCAAGGGTTTGTGGGCACTACCTGGAGGATTCGTAAATGCCAACACCGACCGGTCAGTCGAAGACGCCGCTATCCGCGAACTCAGGGAAGAAACAGGTATCAAAGTCCCGGCACCAGTCCTCCGAGGAAATATCCAGCGTTCTAGGGTTTTTGATGCGATTGATCGCAGTGCTCGCGGTCGTACTATTACTCACGCATTTCATATCCAGCTACCTGACGGTGAACTACCCAAGGTAAAAGGCAGTGATGATGCAGAGAAGGCTAGGTGGGTGCCTATTGCAGAAGTCCAAAGTGACGAATGCTTTGAAGACCACTATGAAATCCTACAGCATTTTGTAGGTGCCTAAGCGACAGACGCAAAGGTTATTTTGATAAGGAGTTTATCATGAAATTAGCAAAAAACATTATTCTTAACACTGACAGCTACAAAGTTAGCATGTTCAAACAATACCCAGCAGGAACCACAGGTGTATATTCTTACATTGAGTCCCGAGGGGGTCGATACGATAGAACAGTATTCTTTGGACTACAGGCTTTTATCAAAGAGTACCTACTCGAACCTATCACACAATCAGATATTGACATTGCTGACGAAATCCTTACCGCACACGGTGAGCCTTTCAACAGAGCGGGATGGCAATACATTCTTGACAAGCATAATGGATACCTCCCAGTTGTCATCCGAGCAGTCCCCGAGGGAATTGTCGTTCCTGTTAAAAATGTTCTCGCAACAATTGAAAACACAGACCCAGAGTGCTTCTGGTTGACTACTTGGTTGGAAACTGCTCTTCTTCGTGCAGTGTGGTACGGTACTACTGTAGCAACACAGAGTTGGACAATTAAACAAGTCATCAAAGACTACTTGGAGAAAACTGGTGATCCCACAACTATTGATTTTAAACTGCACGATTTTGGTGCTCGCGGTGTTAGTTCTTTGGAGAGTGCTGGAGTTGGAGGTGCGGCGCACTTGGTCAACTTCATGGGC